AGCAGACAATGATGGTTTAGAAATTGAATGGCATAAACGCCAAAGAGAGGTAATTAAAGCCGCCACAGACGCATACACGTGGGCTATAAGCAACGGTATTGCCAAAGAGCAGGCCAGAGCAGTACTACCAGAAGGAAACACGTTAAGCAGGTTGTATGTAAATGGTACGTTGCGTAGTTGGATTCATTACATTGAATTACGTGGTGCTAATGGTACACAAAAAGAACATATTGATATTGCTCATGCAGTAGCAGATGTTATAGCAAACATATTTCCACTTGCAGAAGAATTTAAGGATAAAGAAATATGAAAAAGAAAGAAGAAATGTTAGTAATCACAATGGAAGAATGTGGAGAACTTATTCAGGCATGTAGCAAAATGATAAGGTTCGATGAACCATGTGATACAACACAGTTACAAGATGAAATTGGCGATGTTATGTGTATGATAGAAATACTTAAAGATGGCGGTCTTGTTACAGATGAACAAATACAAAAACGTATGGCAGTTAAAAAAGAAAAACTAATGAAGTGGAGTTTATTGTTTAGTGAAGATTGATTTTGATGTAGATATTGATATGGCTAACCGCGATAAACTGCTTTGTGTGTTAGATAATATCACGGGCAGTATCAAACGTCCAGGTGGTATGGAAAAACACAACACAGGCGTTTATATACAGCCTATACCCCATGATCCAGTGACTGGGTTAAGTAACATTGATCATAAAGAAGCAGACGATTTAGGATATTTCAAACTAGATATACTTAACAATAGTGTGTATAATAATATTGAGTCTGAACAAGAATTAGATAGTTTGTGTAATCAAGAACCTGTTTGGGAATTATTTGGCGCCAAGGAGATAGTAGAACAATTATTCCACATAAGCAATCATTATGACATTGTTAGTCAACACAGACCCACAAACATAGATCAACTAGCAATGATACTTGCAATGATAAGACCCGGTAAGAGATACTTAGTAGGTAAAAGTTGGAGTGACATTGAGAAGGAAGTGTGGATTAAAAGTGACAATGAAACGTACTCCTTTAAGAAGTCTCACGCATATAGTTACGCAATGGCTATAATTGTTCAATTAAATAAATTAGTCAGTCTTCTTGACTAATTGAATTGTTCTTCTTTTAATTCGTTTCTTAACTAGATTATGTGTACTGGTCACTGGACCAAATATAACATCTATATCTTTGTTATTGAATGTTTTTAAACAATTCCTAAATTCTCTCATTTCATTAAATAAAAACACGTCAATTGGAATTTGTCGATTACTTTCCCACCACCATATTTCGGCAAGTTCTACAAATTGTTTTTTATCTTCAGGTGCTACTAGCACATTATAATCATAAAATGATGTAACTGCATTATCTTGGTTTTGAATTATACCAAAGTATTCTTTCTCACCATAAGTAAGCATAGTAAAGAAAGGAAACTTTTCTTGTATTTCCTGTTGGTCCTGCATATTTTTATTTATACCTTTGTAGATAAATACATTATAAGGAATGAACATGTATGAGCAATTTAACACTATTAATGTATCAATCAAATACAATAAATCTTGTAAGAAAACAGGAGAATTATTATGTGGATAACAGAAGTATGAACAGAAAAGAATTTATAGTACACAAAGGCATGGACAATATTGTGTACATCAATATCACAAATCAAGATAGAAAAAAACAAAATGTGTACAATAATGATATACAAGCAGATATTATTAAGTACTCAACTAATGAAAAAGTTTTAACACGTTATGCAGTACCTGGACTTAATAAAGGCACAGCAGAACTTAAACTATCTGAAGAAGATATGAATTCTTTGGTGGAAGGCCAATACAAAGTTTCATTCAAGAATGTAGCCGAAGACGGAACCAAAACACCTATTTATTCTGATTACAACAACGGAATACTTTGTACATTAATAGTTAAAAACGATGCAAATCCTTCGCCAGTTGCAACACAGATTGCAAACGTTTGGAATCAAACAAAAAATACTCACAACGGTGATCCTGCAAACGTATTTACAAGTGGTTCCTTTACTGGTAATCAGCATAAAAACTTTAGAGATGCTACTCACACAATAGGATTATACTCAACAACATTTACAGGTAACGTTTATGTTGAAGCCAGTTTAGGTCTACAAGCACCATCAAGTGATGATTCAAATTGGGCAAGTGTACCAGTAATCAACAACTTAGAAAGAATACCAATGGCAAATGTGTCTGGTGTAACTTATTACAGTTTCACAGGCAACTTCAATTTCTTAAGATTTAAATATTCACCTGGTCCATCTAATTCAGGATCATTCGATAAAATTCTTTTAAGAAATTAAATAATAATATGCACAAATTAAACAACGGCATTCACGCCTGTGTGTTTCCTACCCGATGCGGAACTAGGTGGATAGCACAGAAATTTTTTCAAAATGACTTATTAGATTATATTGCACCAAATCATTTTTTTGATGATTCACAATACGATAAAAATTTACAAAATATCATGTTTGTTAGAAATCCGTTTATTAGAGAAAGAAGCATATTTCGTTGGAAAAAAATAATTGAAAAAGATTTATACGAAAAGATAGATTTTGATGAGTATGTACACAGTGATCTGTTTTATCATGAACCTTCTTTTGTAGGCACTTATCAAGAAAAAATTAAATTAATAGACAAATTTATACATCTCGAAGATATAAACATTTTTTTAAAAAAGGTATTTGATATTGATGCTAATTACATATTAGATTATCATGTACCAGCAGATGATCTAGACGATATAAATGCATATACAAATAAATCAAAAGATCGTGTATTAGAAAAATATGATGAAGACATAAAACTGATAAATTTTGACTTGACTTCATATATATAATCCAGTATAATAACAGCAATGGAGCACTCTGACGCAATACAACAGGTACACGAGTTACTAACATCTCACTTGCCTCACAAACACAAAAAGACACCTGCAGGCTGGGTAACTTTTAGTTGTCCTATGTGCAATGATAAAAGAGGCAGAGCAGGTATTATTGCTACAGGTCCTAAAATTGCATACAACTGTTTTAATTGTGGCTTTTCAACTGGATGGTCGCCAAGTAAAAAAATTGGTAAAAAATACAAAGACCTTGCAGTAAAGTTAGGCGCAACTAACGAAAGTGTCAAGAAACTTGTTCTAGAACTAATGAAGATAGAAGAGTTTGATAACGAAGTTGACGATATTGTAATAAATTATGAAAAATTTAAACCTGTAGAATTGCCAAGTGTTATAAATGTTAGAGATATTCCTAAACTTCCATATAACGAAGCACATGAAAAAATAATGTTGTATGCAGAAGAAAGAAAACTGTTAGAAACAGATTATGATTTGTTTATTTGTGACGACTTTATGTTAAAGAATAGACTGATAATACCGTTTTACTATAACCAAGAAATAGTAGGCTATGTAGGAAGGCACATAAATCCACCTACAAAGGAAACGCCTAAGTATATCAACAACAGTCAAGCAGGGTATGTGTTTAACATAGACAAGTACATATACTCAGATAGAGATATAGTGGTAGTAACAGAAGGTGTAATTGATGCTATTCTAATAGATGGTGTTAGTGTGTTGGGTAATACCATAAACGAAAGACAGATACAGCAGATAAATTCATTAAATAAAAGAGTAATCCTTTGCCCTGACAGAGATGCACCAGGCAAGGACTTGATAAGGCAGGCCGCTGAACTAGGGTGGGAAGTAAGTTTCCCACCTTGGCACACAGATATAAAAGATGTAGGTGATGCGGTGCTCAAATATGGCAGACTATTAACATTATCTAGTATAATTAAGTATGCTGTAGCAAATAAAATTAAAATTGAAGTACAGAGCAAAATGTTATGAGTGATATAAAAGAATACGGTGAAGATATACAAGAATTGTTTCTAAGATTTTTAGTTACAGATCCTGATGTATTTGTAAGGGTAAACAATATTGTTCAACCTTATATGTTTAATAGAAAATATAGAGAAGCAGTAGAGTTTTTAAAAGAACATGCTAACAATTATAACAGTATTCCAACACTAGAACAGTTAGAAGCAGTAAACGGCATTAATTTAAAACCGGTTGAAGACGCACATGACAGTCATATGAGTTGGTTTATGGATGAGTTCGAAACATTCTGCAGACATAAGGCATTAGAAAAAGCAATACTAGACAGCACAGACTTATTAGAAAATAAAGACTATGGAAGTGTAGAAGCACTTATTAAAGAAGCAACCAGTGTTGGCCTAGTAAGTGACTTTGGTTTAGATTATTATGAAAATCCCAAAGAAAGGTTACAATGGATCAAAGATCAAGCAGGTGCAATTAGTACAGGTTGGAAAAACTTTGATCAAAAACTATATGGTGGACTGAATAGAGGTGAATTAACTGTATTTGCCGGAGGATCAGGTGCTGGTAAAAGTTTGTTCCTACAAAACTTAGGTGTAAACTGGAGTCAAGCAGGACTTAACACAGTATATTTGAGTTTAGAGTTAAGTGAGCAACTGTCAAGTATGCGTATTGATGCTATGGTTAGTGAGTATGCAACCAGAGATGTTATGAAAAATATGGACGATGTCCATCTAAAAGTAGTAATGAAAGGCAAAGGTGCAGGTAAATTCCGCATAAAACAGATGAGCAATGGTATTAATGCTAGTGATATTAGATCGTTTTTGAGAGAGTATGAAATACAGACAGGTGTAAAAGTAGACTGTTTATTAGTTGACTATCTTGATTTAATGATGCCAATAAGTGGAAAAGTATCAGCAAGTGACTTGTTTATTAAAGACAAGTATGTATCAGAGGAGTTGCGTAACTTAGCAGTAGAATTAAACATACTATTAGTAACAGCATCACAGTTAAACAGAGGTGCAGTAGAAGAAATAGAGTTTGATCACAGTCATATTGCAGGTGGTATTAGTAAAATACAAACAGCAGACAATGTTATAGGCATATTTACAAGTAATGCCATGCGAGAACGTGGTAGATATCAAATACAGTTTATGAAAACACGTTCTAGTAGTGGTGTTGGCAGTAAAGTAGACTTAAAATTCAACCCAGAAACACTGAGAATTGAAGACTTAGATGAGGACGAAGATACTTACGATACTATTAATACGATAACAATGACAGATGCTATGAAAAGATCTTCAGTAATAAGAAGCGATGAAGATGCAACAGAGGACAATGTTGACATAGTACAACAAGGTTTGGCACTTAGGAATCTCCTCAAGAAGAAGTAAAATAGATAAATATGCTTAAACGGAGATAAGATGTCCTTAAATCACAGATCAATTCTAGACGAATTAAATTCAATTGTTTCAGAAAGAGACAAACTCAATGTAATTGAGTCTAGAGGCAACCATATTATTAAAAGTGCCTTAAATTTAATTGAATTAATTCAAGAAAATTTTGATGAAAATGAAGCATTAGACTTGCAAAGACGTTTAATTAATTCAATTAAAGGCAATAGGCCTGAAAGATTTGTTAAGGGTGTACAGATTATCAAAGAATCAAGGTCTAATACAAATGAAGATTAACGAAGTCATATTACGCGAAGATGATAGTTTATCAGACTATCAAAAAAAAGCACCTGCTAAAAAATGGAAAAGCATTGTTAGTGATCCTAAATATTCTCATGTAGAATTTGAGGTTGATGGTTACGAGTATAAAGGATATATAGATAATGCACAAAATATATTCTATGTATACGATGACAGGGCACAAGATTTTATCCCGGCAGATCCTTCTTTTACTAGAAGAGCGTTTCAAAAAAATACATCAGCAAGAATAAAAAATCTATTAAACTTAAAAAGATGGGATGATGTTAAAGCATGGTGGGATCCTACTAATCAAGCCAAAGCGGGAGCAGGAGTTGCCGCTAGATATAAAGATGATAACTGGTTTGTAAAAGGAATGGCAACACTCGGAGCCAGAGCAGGTGGTAAACTAGACAATATTATTAAAAATAAAAGAACTAATAAACAACAGGGCACTACATGGGAACAAGTGTATGGCGTCCAACCTCCAAAACCCGGTGACAAAATACAATGGTCCACTAGTGATAATGTATTAAAAACTGGTGAATTTATACAATTTACAGCAGATTCAGACGGCGACGGAGTACCAGATGTACAAATAAAAGGATTCTTTAATCCAGAAAATCCAAAACAATCAACTACAACAGGTATTCCTAGTAAAAAAATTATTTCTATTAACGGTGTTAAACTTGTACCACAAAAACTATCAGGCAAACAAAAGCAAAAATTAACTACACTAGATCCTGCAGATTCAGGAATAGAAAAAATAGATACGAGTTATTAATGAGAGCAGTCGATCTTACCAAAGGATATTTAATTGAATGTGTTATTCATCACAGACTAGATGAAAGCAAGAATACACACCTTGAACATCTAGAAGATTTAATTTTCAATGACGGCTTACCAGGCGGAAAACAAGCAATTCAATATTTACAAAGTTTTCACGAAATGCTTAAAGGTAGTGCAAAGACTAAATTCAATTTAACAACAAAGTGGGACGGTGCACCAGCAGTATTTGTTGGTACAGATCCTGCAGATGGTAAATTTTTTGTAGGAACTAAGAGTGTATTTAATAAAAGGAATCCACTTGTAAATAAAAGTGTAGAAGATATTAAAGCAAATCATGAAGCAGAAGGATTACAGGAAAAGTTAATTAGTGCATTTGCATATTTACAAAAACTTAATTTTAAAAACAAAGTTGTTCAAGGTGATTTATTGTTCACAGACGACAGTATTCAAGTAGCAAATATCAAAGGCGAAGAATTTATTATATTCAAACCTAATACCATCATTTATGCTATACCTAAAAATAGTAAACTAGCATCTGACATGCTTAGAGCAAAAGTTGGTATTGTATTCCATACAGAATATGTTGGTGGTGGTGAACTAGCAGACTTATCTGCTAAGTTTGGTTTTGATGCAGGCAGTTTAGGTAGCCATCCAGATGTATGGCACAGAGATGCAATCATAAGAGATTACTCAGGTCAAGTAACCTTCACAGAAGATGAATCAAATGAATTAGGCCAACTTATTAATAATGCAGATCAAAACTTAAAAGCAGTTACAGACTTAGACTTTCTTAAAAATAATGAGTTTGGTGATGATTTAAGAACAAGAATTAAGGCTAGTGTAAATAAGATTATCAGAGAACTGGTAGGCTTTGAGCAAGACCCTAAAGTTTTTGCCCAACGTTTTATTTCTGAATACAAAGGCACACTAAAATCAGCAGTTGAAAAACTAAAAAGCGATGACGGTAAAGTAAGAAAAACAAAATTGATGCTGGACGGTATAGCATTTTTAGAAAGCAATCAGGAAGAGATAGAAAAAGCATACGTTGTATATTTAGATTTAATCAAAGCAAAAGAAATGATAATCAAAAAATTAACAAACATCAGACAAATTGATACATTTGTACAAAACGCAGAAGGAGACTATGATGTCACAGGCGAAGAAGGCTTTGTTGCTGTGGATCACATAGGTAATGCAATAAAGTTAGTTGACAGATTAGACTTCAGTGTCAAAAACTTTGGTTCAGGGAGACCGGGAGCATAATGGAAGCACCTAAAGAACAAAAACAAGCACAATATCAATTCTTAGGCGATCTACAGGAAAGTAGATTATACAGAACAACTGATGGATTCAAGCCATATACCAAAGATGATATGGCAGAATTACTAATGGTAACAACCATGTTGGTGTATGTGTTTGCACAAGATAAAAAATACAGACCATTTGCAATACAATATGCAAATGCAAATGTAAGACACGGAAAATATCGTGCAAGTAGACTTACAGCAAACGATCATTACATGATTGCATACACTATAAATTCTAAATACAAGAAAAATTTTAAATTTAATGATCAACTTATGCATCAGTTTATGATACAAATTGCCAAAGGAAAAATTCCAAACTCCGTTTATTTTTTAAGATTACAAAGACAACTTAAAATAAATGATATGGTAATACAAAATGTCAGAAGATTAATATCAGACTGGAGCAGATTAAAATATAGACAAAAACAATTAGCAATTACAAAAATGTTACACATAATGCGAGCCAAAGCAGTAAGAAGTGATTTATACAAAACATTAAATAAGTTTGCGAAAGAAAGAAACTATAAATTAGTTAATGCAACTAACACAGAATTAGACAAAGCAACTGATCAAACAACACTTAAACGTTTAGCAGTAGCAGGTGCATCGGCATACGTTGGTGCAGAATTTGGCCCAAGAATAACAGGCGGAAGGTTAGGACCTAAATCCGCGGCTGGGTTGGCAGGCATTGCCGCATACTGGCAAAGTAGAAAAAGGTCATAAATAGTAATATGAGAATCGACGAAGTAATAATCAAAGAAATCAGTCAAGCACAAAAAGATGCAATGAAACAGATGCGAGATATCCATACTCAGCGAAGAATACAGGGTGTTGGTACTGATACATCTACATATGGTCGCGATATGGGGCAGTCAATTGGAACAGATGTAGAGGTAGGAGATTTAAAAAATGTACCTAATGTTGGTAGTACTGATGTTGATGTAAGAAACAAGTCACAACAATCTCAAATTAAGAAAAGGGAAGAGCCTCGTAAAAAAGAAGGTCCCAGTGATGCTGAGTTAAGAAGCAAAGCAAGAGCAGACGCACTAAAAGGTACATCACGTAGAGGATTAAACACTAAAGACGGCGACAGCGATGGTATTAGAACTGGTAGCGATGGTAGAAAATTAAAACATCAAAAATACTATGGTAACCCTGCATTTAATCCCGATGCAGAATACGATACAATACTACCAAATTTTGGTGTTAAAAAAGGTATTAAAAAAGTAAGAAATACAGTAGCATCTTATATGAGAAATCCAAGTGATACAATGGCTAATTTAAGGTATAAATTCAAAGATTTACTGTCTGGAAAGTAAAAATCTCAATATATTTCAAAATCAAAACCCCAAAAATCTTACTATTTTGGATAAATAAAAGTAACCAAGTAATAGAATAGTTAAACAAAATAGTCTATTACACAGAATTAGGAGACCAATAATGGCATTAGTAAGATTAGAGGCAAACTCAGCAACAGCAGGTGAAGGTAACGGATTAGGTTCACAAACACATATAGCAACATATGACGATTTAGATTTAGCGATCGCTCAGTGTTCAGCAGGTGGATCAATTGCAGGTGTTGACGTTTCAACAACTAACTTAGCAGTTCAAACTACACTTACAGCGGCGGAAGTATTAGCATTCGCTAACGTAACAGCAGTAGTGGCAACTTTCTCAAGTTAATAACTATAAAATTTAGAAATTTTAACCCCCTTTTTTAAGGGGGTTTTTTTTGGCTATTGAAATAGTGTCATAATATACTGAGAAAATGATAAATATGCTTATAACAGTGACAGGAGACACATATGGCACAAACAAGATCAGGTGGATTATTAACGTCAAGTGAAGTACTCACAGGAGACGTAGAATTTTTTACATTGTTCACCACATTAGACATAACTGCCACAGACGATTTTACAGACGATACACAAAAAGATTTTGAAAGTTTAGTACAGGTAATAAGTTTGAGAGCACAACCAATGCTTATGAACACACCAATTGTAGTTGACGGAGTTTCAGCAGGATTAGATGACTACGGTGCACCAACATTAACAGGTGCAGGTTGGGTATTCAAGTTTGCATTTGAAAGACAAGGTGCTCATACATTAGACACATTGAAAGATGAATTAAACGGTATTGTCCTCAATGGCGGTACTGTAGATACTAAAAGTTCAGTAAATACTGAATTTTCTAAACAGGATGTATTATAATGGTAGACAAAAAGTTAGATAGCAAACCAGCAGAACAGTTGTATGCTAATGAGCCAGATTTAAAATCGCAAGTAATTGCTGATATGCTTCGCATAGAGCAAGTAACAACAGAAATCAAAGAATTCAAAGTTGAAGTAAAAGAACATTTTACTAAAATAGAAAACTGGCTTGTAGGTATTATGGCAGGCGTATTTGCAACAATGTCAAGTTTGATAATTGCATTAATATTTAAGTTATTTTAAAATGAAAATAGTTGAAGTAGAAGGAGTAATGGAGGCCAAAATGGTCTGGGCCAAGCGAGGAAGTAAAATTGTTCGCAAGGTTAGATGCACCAGTGGTCCACGCAAAGGCAGAATGGTGTCTAATGTAGGCCAATGCTCGAAACCTATCAACCTAAAAAAACGTATGACGCTCAAAAAGACAAGAGCAAGAGTTGGTAAGAGGATGGCAAGGAAAGCCGCTCGTACTAAAAGAAGAAGTCCAATTAGCAAAAGAGTTGCAAGGCTCAATAGAAGAAGATGAAAATAAACGATTTGTACGAATATAATAAAGGAATACAAGATCCAAATTCCAACGCGAAGCAGTCAAATAAAAATGACGACGAAATGGAAATGGAGCCATTCACACCTGACCAAGAAAAGGAAGTAGCAAAAGGTTTTAAGGCACTAGGAGCCAAGTTAGGTCAGCCTATACAAAATCCAAAAATGGCGGCAAAAGGTATAAACAAAGCCATTCAAGGAGACAAACCAACTCCAGCACAATTACAATCAAAATTACCAATCGATGTACAATTTACAAAAGCAATGCAGACTCCTGCATTGAGAAATCAATTAGCAAATATACTTAAAAAAGCCAACGACATGGACATTGACGAGAGTACACTTGCTAAAAAAATATTAAAAAAATTAACTAGTAAAAAAACTTTAACAAAATTCAAAAAAAGATCTAAATTACTCAAAGAAGCGGATCCAAAACTATTCGAAATAAATTTCAACAAAAAAGAAATAGCCATAGAGGCCTTGGATGCTCCTGTAAAATGTGGCTTTGAAGCAGAAACATTTTTCTATAGTGTAGACGGCAGAAGAGCCAGTGATGATATAGACAACATGAGCATTTCTGATATCGAATACGAATACGGTGATATGCCAGATCAAGTATGGGAAGACTTTGAAGACTGGTTGTATACCAAAGGACAAGACGAGTACCTAGATGACATTATAGAAGATAAGGTACAGGAATTCAGAGAAGATGAAGATTACTTAAACGACTTTATAGATAGTGGAGACGGTCCAAGTTCAGAAGCAGTAGAGCAATACAAAAAAGATTTTGAAGAAAACGATCCAAAAGAATACGAAAACCGTGAGGAAGATGGTTGGGATTATATGAACTGGGTGAGAGAATATGTTGAAGAAGAATACGAGGAAGCATACTTAGAATGGTTAAGATCTGATGTACGAGAAGAAAATGATCTAGACGATGAAGCCAGAGAAGCCGCAAGAAATGATTATAGTGTAGAAGATTGGATATATGACAACTATAGTTATATGAGCAGTTTCCTTGATGACTATGGTTATGATTATTCTAGTGGCAGTGAAGGCGATGTTGAAGGTGTTGCAGATGAATTAATGGCATGGATCAGAGATAATAGTAAATTCACAGACTATCCGGAAATAGGTGAGTATGGCTCCACTAATACCACAACTGCTTGGTCAGTAGAAACTGATAGCAGTATAGAAGCCGATGAAGGAGCAGGTGCAGAATTAATTTCGCCAGTATTTGATTCACCTAGAAAAATGCTTACAGAAATGAAGAGTTTGTTTGACTGGAGTGAAGAAAACTTTGGCACAAACAACTCTACAGGACTACATGTTACTATGAGTTGGCAAGGTGAACAAAGAGATTTAGTAAAAACAGACGATGATGAATTTTGGGGATCTGAGGCATCAGAACCAAACAAATTAAAGATGGCATTGCTATTAGGTGATGAATACTTACTTGCAGAGTTTGGTAGATTGCGTAACAGTTACACAAAAAGTCAATATCAAAATGTATTAAAATATGCAGAAGGCATGAAACGTGGTGATGCAAAAAGTTTTGAAGCATTTGAGAAAGAACTTGCTAAAGGCATAGACTCTGGTAAGTTTAACAGTATAAATTTTAAAGGCGAGACTGATAAAGACTCAGGAAATAACCTTATAGAGTTTAGAATTGCCGGCGGTGTAGACTATAACACAATGTATGATAAAGTTGTTAAAGCATGTGTGAGATATGCTACTGTAATGAAAGCAGGATATAGTAAAGATGCTTTTAGACCAGAATATGTTAAAGCAGTATTTAGATTATTGCGTAAGTCACAGGAAATAGATCCTAAAAAATTAAAAAATTTAGAAGTAGTTAATCACGAAATAATAGACTCTGCAAAAGGCATTGTGGGTAAAAAAGATTACTTTGATGTAATTAAATTTCTAAGTGCCAGTGTTGAGTATTTACAAAACTATGAAAAATTAAGTAGTCCAGATGCAGATAAAATATGGAAGCAGGAAATAAAAGATTTCGAAAAAGGTACTGGGACTAAAGTAGAAATAGAAGAAGAAACAATCAAAGGATATGTACAGCCTAACAGTATGTCACCAAGCAAGAGAGCGGCAGGCGAATTAGACAAAGCACAAGATAGATTTGGTTCAGCAATAACATTGTTGGCAAGAGACATAGCAGATGGTAATAACAGAGCACCTGTTAGTGCTAAAAGCATTGCCGCATTTAGAAAGTTTGCCAAAGAATTAAAACTAAACACTGATGCTGTAGAAAAACTGGCTTTTTCAAGTATGGATAATTTTAACTTTGATGGTACTGACAAACAAAAAGTAGCAAGATTAAAGAAAGGGTTGAATACTTTATTCAGGCAAGACATAGTTAAAGAACCGGAGTATCTGACTCCGCAAAATATGGATATTATTGCTAGTAAGATGTGGCAATTCTTTATGTCTAACGATTCTAAAGATAATGTTAAAAGAGACAAACTTGTAGACTTACTGGTTAATTTAACGCCTGCAAACAACAAAGCAGAAGTCCAAGATACATTAAATGGATTAGATCACGAAAGAACACTGAATGGATTTGTTGCTAAGTTAAAAGGCAACGGCTGGAATACAAGGACATCATTGTTAAAAACCAATGGGATTACAAGTAAAGATTCGGCAAAAGATATATTAAAATTCTTAGAACCTTATAAAGGATATGAACATCCAACAAGTCCGGACCATCACGTCAATATCAAAAGCGATGATCCATATGAAGAAGTTGCTCAAATGTCAATGGTGCAAAAGTTAAGACACAGATTGGATCATTTAACTAATTTAGAAACAGATGATGCTGACAAGTATAATAAAATTAAAACACAACTTCTCAAAGTAGGTGAGCAGTTAATCAACACAATTGGATATGATGAAGAACAAGAATTGCAAATGCGAAAAGAACACGGAATCTCAATAAGCGAATGGGCATTGCGATTAGATGAAAGAGATACTGAAAGAGCATTAGATTTTATAGAAAAGTCCAAAGGCGATGATAATACATATAATTTTGTTACTGGGTACGACGATTACATAATAAGAAACACTCTTAGTTTGCTACCAAAGTATTTCAAAGGAAAACAGCCTGGAGGCAAATCTGAACATTACAGAACAAATGCAGACGCAAATAAAATAATTAAGACACACTTTGCAGGATACAAAAAGTTCTTAAATGCTTTAGATAAAATATTCACAGCAGAAGGATTTATAGATTTAAAAGCAGACATATCCAACAAAAACCGATTAGATAAACGCAACAAAGACTTTGAAAAGAATGTCAGAGACAACGCAAAAGCAAAACTAAACATACCAAGTCACAGTTGGGTGTACATAGACAAAGACTTTTTTGATACTATCACAGATGAAGACTATGACGACAGAGCGGCATATTTAGATAATCATATAGAACATTTTAATGACAAAGTAAACCAATCTAAAGTTTATGTTATACCTTCCA